TATCCGCCTTATCAGCTTTAAGATTAATCTTCATTGTCACTGTTTCGTCAAGGTCTGTTATTTCATCTTCAAGCTCGGTTTTATCTGCCTTTGCAGATAAGGCTGTGTTAATCGCAATTATTCTCTCACTTAGCGTGTTGATGTTGCCACCCGCAAGCACTATGTCTATGCTGTTGTTGTAGATACCGTCGTCCATATGATTTAAGTTTGTTGCGTTCAGCGCCAGAACAGCTCCGTCAACCCAATTAATTTTGCTGTAACTCATTTATCTCATCCTTTCCTAAATATTCTGTACCTTCTGCCGTCAGCCTTACTCTCATGCCGTTAGTGCCTTTCAGCGTTCGTTCAAGGATAAAACTGTCGACCGTTTCCGTGTCCGTAAAGCCTGTTTTTATGCTCACCTTGTCGCCACATTCGAGCCACCACCTGCCGTAAACATCAGCTTTAAAAGGCCTGTAAGCATACAAATTGTAAAAGATGTAGTTGTTACCTTTATTATCGTTAAAACTTGTAACAATACCTGCAATGTCGGTACAGCAAGCAGTAATTATGTTGTCCGATATATACCAACTTTGTTTTTCTTCTTCTGTATGACCGTACGAAAAATAGCTGTCCTTGTTGTACTTAAACTTAACAAGATTAATACTGCGTGTTGTGTATTCCTCAAAGTCGAGGTTGCTGTAGTTGTCAACGACCTCGGTTTTAGGATTTAAAATTTGAATAAACTTTATCTTGCCCTCTCCGCTCATAATTGCAAAACAAGCATTAAGTTCGCAGTACGCACTCAACAAGTCCGCTATCGTGGTTTTGTCATTGAAAACCGATTTTACAAGATCCAATTTCAGCGACAGCTTATTGCTGTCATTAAAGCCTGTAAATTCGTTTTCGTAATCATAATTACTTAAAAAGTTGCCGCAGAGATATACTCTCAAATCATATAAACTTATTTTTGGCGAATAAATCGCAAGGCTTGTAAAGTAGTTGTAAGCGTATTTTTGTGAAGCGAGGTATAAATCGTCATATGCGATAATTTCCTTTACCGCCCTGTTTTTCTGTCTTGATGAGCTGTTGACAGTACCGCAGAATAGCGACACCTCAATAACTCCCGACTGATAACCGCAATATAAATCTGCACTCGGCAATACTGAATACGAGGGAAATAAAAGCCCCTTGCTGTATGACTGTTTCATCATAACTTTAATGCGTTTGCCGTTGAGCTCTGTGTCAACATTTATCACTCTTACAGTAAGCTGACCCGCAATACAGCCGCCGAGTTTAAACTCCTTGCCGTCACTGATTGCCTGCGTAAGTTCAAGACTTTCAGATATAATATTCTCGCCAGTGATGTCTGGAATATCGTCGTCAGGAAAGCTGATAATTATTTCCCTTTGCAAGCTGTCATTGAGCAGTTGCTTTTTGACCTCATCTGTTAAATTATCATACCGCTCCCCCTTAATACTCAATAAGTTCAATGCTTATCGGGTTGTAGAGAATATCGGTCTTGCTTGCGTCCATAACCGAAAACTCAATATCTGGAATATAGAAATATCCGCTGTCATATGAGTTTGTTTCATCGTTCCAGTAGGTAACATAGCATTTGCGTTGTACTGTGTTCACGATTGCAGAATTAATAATATTCTGCATATTGATTTTCTCGTTCAAGTGCAGAATGTGGGTAGAAAAAGTAATGCTTGTCTTACCTGTCGGCAGTGTTGAACGCTGTAAACCGCCGTTATCGTCACGCTCGGCATCGTTGTCCATACGCTGATCAGGTGTTGACAAATATTCAGCGAAATAGTTATTAGGAAATTCGGTATCTCCGAATTTTAGTAAATAACTTTTATAATTTGACATCCTGCACCTCCTTTACGCAAATGCCGATTTGCCGTTATGGCGGTTTTTATAAAGCTCGTTTTGCTTTACGATTTCGTTAAAAATATCATTGCCGTTAATTTCAGCGACAAACTGATAGTAGTTACCGCCGTTGTTTCTGAATATTACGAACATCTCATACAGCTTTTTAAGATACGACAGAATTTCGCCGAGAATTACCGTATCCTGACCGCCCGAATTGTCGAGCATACCCTGTAACTTGTTAAGCGGCGCAATAACTTCCGGATTGCCCGAATTAGCGCCTGCGTTATCTCCGACTACCGCAAGTGTCGGTGCTTTGACAAGTCCGCCTGTTGCAAGTCGTGGAATGAGAGGCGGATTTTCAGGCATTGAAAAACTCCAATCCTGTCCGATGATAGAACCAATAGCCCCTGCAATTCCGCCGATTGCATCGATAACACCCGAAACAAAGTTATAAATGCCTGTCCACAAACTGTTGATACCGTCAATGATAGCATTTACAATAAATTTGAACACCGCACCGATACCATCCCAAATGCCCTTGAAAAAGTCGTGAATACCTTGCCAAGCCTTTCCCCAGTTGCCCGAAAAAACACCTGTTATAAAGTCAATAAGACCGCCGAACGATTTTAAAATACCGCCCACAACATCGCCTATAACTCTGAATACTGTTTCAAAAATGCTTTGAATATTTCTCAGTACCGTATTAAACACAGGGCCTAATGTATCGCTTATGAAATTCACAAACGGTAAAAGCCAATTATTCCATATTGTTGCAATATAATCGCAAGCCTTGCCAAAAACAGTCCATAACTGTTCAAAAATCGGTTTAAGGCAATCTGTCCATGCGGACTGAAATACTCCGACAATGAAATTCCACGCAGGCATAATCCAATCATTATAAACATTCATAAGCGTTGTGCCGATATTAAGGAACATATCGCACACATTCTGAAAAATCTCAGAACCGCCCTCGCCGTCCCACCAGCCAAGCAGGAAGTTACCGATGTCTGAAAATACGCCGCCCACGAAGTTCATAACATCTGCCATTTGAAGTTGAATATTGTCAAAAAATTCTCCGATAGTTGCACCGTCATTGTCAATCCATTTTACAAGTGATTCGGTAGCTAAACTAAAGCCCTCCGAGAAAATCGTTCCGACCGCACCGCCGAAATCTGTAAAACCGCTGAGCAGATTTGAAATTGCGTCCTCCATTTGTGGGCGAACTCTGTCAACGCTCTGCCCGATGACATCAAAACCCTTTTCAAAGAATGTCGATAAATTATCGTAGCCTTTGCTGAAATTATCGCCAATGGTTGTAATAAAGCCGTTGATTTTATTCTTGTCTTTATCAAGCCATTTTGCAACACCGCCCGTCAGTGTTTGCAGCCGTTTACCGCTAACCTGTACCACTCCGCCGACAAATGAACCTACCGCACCGAATGCAGATTTACCGACCTTTTGCTCCTGTGTAAGATAATTTTGAGCTATCGGAACAGAATTTTTGAATATCGACTCACAATTTTTGCCGATAGCTGACCAATCAACCTTATTAATGCCCTTTTGAACATTATCCACAAAGCCTTTAAATCCGCTCTTTTCGTATAGATTTTTAAAAGCACCCGAAACACCGCTGTTTGTGTCTTTAACAACAGTATTTGCGACAGAAGTACCACTGCTTGCCGATGTGCTGCTTGCGGAAGTATCAGAACCGCCGCTATCTGATTTAGTAATAACATTCAGCTTGTCAAAACCTGCAACGCTGTTCTTTGCTTTTTCCGAGCTGTCTGCAACATTCTCTAAAGATTCCGAACTACTTTCAGCCTCACTGCTCAAATTTTCTGCCGAGCTTGCAGCGGCTGAAATGCTGTTTGCTGTATCATCTCCGTCCCAGTTGAACAGCTTTGAAAGCGCATTTATCGCCCCTTTGGCGTACTCTGTAAGTTTTGCGATAGCCGAAGAAAGCTTTTGCACAATATTCGTTGCTACTTGCAAAATTGGCTTGCCTATAACCGCAAGGAGCTGATTCCAGCTCTCTTTTAAGTTGCCTGTTACATTTTCCCAACCGTCTGATTCTCTGCTTGCTTGTCCGATAGCACCCGAAAGTTTATTTGCGTCTTTTACCATTTCAAGTAAAGTAAGCTGTTTCTGTGATTCTGAAAGTTCCGTAAACGATTTACCGTACAACTTGTTGGCCGCTGCGTTTCTTGTAGTTTCTGTACAAGACAGACCTAGTGCGGCGTCGTTTTCAAAGTTGCCTTTGAGAAAAGATTTAAGGCTTTCTGCGGTGTCCTCGAGTGAACGGTCATAATATGCAGCACTGTCGGCTGTTACCTGTAAAGCTTCTTGCATCATATTCAATGCATTGGCACTGTCCATACCCGTAGTTTTTGCAAATGCATAGATACTTGTACCCACACCCTGCAAGCGTGTTTTCAAAATACCGCTGTTTTTAGATACCGTAGCAATAGCACTTTCAGCCTGTGACTGCATTGAGCCAAATGTTTGCTCAAACTGCGAATTTGCGGCATTAACCTCTGCCGCCGATTCAATGCACTGCTGACCGAATTTCTTAACAGCGGCAACCGAAAAAGCAGCCACAACCGCTGTACCGAGTTTTTTTAACTTAGCAGACATCTTATTGCTTACGCTGTTTGCCTGCTCCTGCACTGCATTAAGCGATTTAGAAAAGCCTTGCCTGTTCAGTACAAGATTTAAGCCGATTTCGCCAACTGTAGCACTCATTTCTCACACTCCTTTCGATATAAAATAAAGGGCGTAGCAAATGCGACACCCTTGTGGTATAAAAACAGCGCACACCCGAAGATGTACGCTGTATAATTTGATAAAATTTTAGCCACCCCGTTTGGAGTGGCTTTTACAATGTTATAATACTTAACATTTATTAAATATTATCAAAAATATACACAAAAGTCAAGAATTTTATAAAAATAAACAAAATTGTATGCAACATTTACATATTTGCAAATATCATTTCAAAGTCATGCAAGGCTGTGTTTATGTCAGCCTGCGTGCGTTTATTTGCTGTGCGTGAACGCCACTTGTTGCGTATTTTATGTTGAGATGATGTAAAGTTCTTCAAAACATTTTCATCGTTCTCAAGGCGAATTTGAGCCGTTCTCGCAAGAGGCGTGTCAGCTCCCAAGCCACACAGCAGGGAGCTGAACTCCGCCCAAGTCATCTTTTTAAAATCTTCGGAGTAAATGCTCACCCCGTACTCTGACTTAAAACTCGATACGATTAAATCGAAATCATCTATTAAGTCGTAGCCGGGGTCTGAATTTCCCCCTCGCTGTCATTGTCTGCGATAAGCTCTGTTGCAGTCTTAATAACAGCTGAGAGGTCGGCAAACGAGAGATGAAGTTTTGCAATCTTTTCTCTGTTCTCCTCGTCAAAGAGAAGCTCAAGCGCAGATAAAAGGTCAGAGCTTGACACACCGTTCTCGCTGTCGAAAAGAGCAATAGCCTTGATAAAAGAAATTGCGTCGTTGTTGACCTCAATTTCAGTGCCTTTAATTACGAGCTTAGGTCTTTCATCAAAATTAAGCTTGTTTGTAATATCAATGATTTTTGACATTCTTTATACCTCCTTAGGCTGCAGGTGTGTATTCGGGCTTGCCGTTTGACATAACCTCAAATTCAAGAGGTGCAACACCTGTGCTTGCGCCTGCGCCGTTTGCTGTTACAGAGATAACAGCATTCTTGAAGAGTACGCTTGCACCGTTCGGGAAAGTCCACTTAAACGGAAGTTGTGCGGCTGTGCCGTTCTTAAACGCAAGCTCTGCGATTTCATCGTTGCCTGCGTCACCGATTGTACGTTTGCCCTTTACAGAGATTGTAACGCTCTTGGCTGTCATAAGTCTTGACTTCCAACCCTCGTTCTCAAACGCTGTCCATTCCTCAACGCCGTTGTCAAATGCAACCGAAAACTCCTCGCAATTTGCGATTGCTGTTGTGGCGGTGTCTGTACCTGCCTTACCTACCGCAAACTGATTTTCATAACATGGATAAACTCCACTTGATACTGCCATAATTATTTACATCCTTTCATAATAAAATTTAACTTCAATGACTTGCTCATAAACGCCCTTGTCGTCTGTGCCTACATCGACAGGCTCGGGTGTGAGCAGTTCAATAATATAAATTGTGTGTTTGTTGATTTCAACATCTTTTACACTGTAAAGCGTTTCAAATAAATTGCGTGCCTGTCGCTCTGTTTCATTTGCGTTGTTGTTCCAATGCAAGAGTAAAGACACGCTGATTGTGCTGTATGTGCTCTCATCACCTATTGCCCTTGCAGGAGCGCCCGACTGCTTGAGAGAGTACACGCCGATTGACTTATCCTGTTTGTTGTCGAGCTTGCCAATGTAGTAATGCTCAGCATTTGTTACACTTTTCAGCCAATCTCTGACGTCTGATAAATAAATCAAAGTCCTGCCTCCTGTTTGTAAAATCGTGCAAATGCCTTTTGACAAAAGTTTTGTCGTGTACCGCCCTTGAGCCAAGGAATGAGCCACTTACCTCCTGCCGCTATGTTTTCATCTCTGCTGAAATTATATTCAGGGTGAAAATACAACCGTCTGGCATACGGCGTACTTGATACGATTTTTGTTTCCCCATTCGCAAGGTTTGAGTAGTCGGCAAATGTGCTTTCGTTCTGCAAATTACCTGTATCAAACGGCATTACTTGCGTGTTTTTAATCTGCGTAAGCAATGCGTCTGTGGTATTGCGCAATGCCGTCTGCTGTGCTTTATCAAGCTGCTTTAATAAAGGCAAATTCAGCTTGATTTTTGATGTTACAGAAAAGCTCACTAAATCACATCCAATTCCGTAAAATTCACTGTGCCGTCAGGGTTGCGGTGCTTAATGCCTTGCACAATGGTTCTTTTTTCGCCGTCAAGCACCACATAGCCGCTGCTTAAATTCGGACAATCGGGTGCAAGGTCACCGTCAAAAAGCAGCACTGCAGACACCTGCACGATTTTTTGTTCTTTTGTGTATACTGTCTTTGCCTTTGACTGCATATTGCAATGAGCATTACCCGCAAACAAATTAGTGTTCGGCAATAAGGTGTCTGACGGGTATATTTCTCCGCAGTGGAAGGCAACAACGGGTGTACCGTCTTCGGTAACACCCTCATCGTAGATTGTGACCTCGACAGGAGTTTTACAGAACTGCTTTTTTACAAGTGACGGAAATTTCAAAACATATCACCTCATATTGCAGGATAACAAAGCCCTGTTGATTTAAGCAGAGAGTAGAGGTCCGCAGGAATTGCCACGCCGCTTATGCACATCAAATTCCAACTTGCGCCAAACTCGATACCCACACCGTTGATGTTGTAATTTTTCAGATAGGAAGAAATCATATCGGCATTTTCTTCTTCAAAAGCAGTAAGTCTGCTATGCACTCTGCCGATGATTCTCTTCTGCATTTCCGAAAGTTTTTCAAAATCAATGCGGTTAAAGGTCAGAATGTCGATGTGCTCGGCGGAGATAATGCTGTTTTCATCTCCGCCCTGCTGTTCAATGTAATCGGCATACATTACGCAACCGCCGTTGTGTCAACATCGGCATAAATGCTGTCAATTTTGCCGTCCTTGCCGTTCGGGAATACGAATGTGTCGGAAAGTGAACGGTTCTGATAGAGCCAGCCGTCACCCTCTGTGTGTGAGCCAGGAGCAAAGAAGTAAATGCTTGAAATCTTCGGAACAGTCTTGCAGGTTTCACCACAGGCAACAAGAACATTGATTTTGTGAGCGCCTGTTGCAGGCTCAAAACCGCCGTCATCGGGGTTAAAGTTGAAGTTATCGTAGAAACGCTCATCGTCAATAACCTCGATGATAGGGCAACCGTCAATCTCGGTCACTCTTGTTTCAATGCCGATACCGCCCTCTGCAATCTGTGTAAGCTCAATCTTACGAGTGAACTCTGTTGACTGTTCAAGGCAGTCCATAATGTGAGATGTCACATAGGCAACAAGTGTGCCTCTTGCCTTGTATCTGCGGAGCTTGCCGGCTGAAAGAATAGTCTTGAGCTTTGAGTAAGCGCTTGCTTTGGTCCATTCGGTTGACTTGGTGGCTGAATGATAGCCGTCTGTTGCCTGCGCCTTTGCGGCAACCTTTGAAAAGAAAAGTGCATCGGTTTCCGGTGCGACCTGTGTCTGTTCAAACACCTTTGAAATGTTCTCAACCTTTGCGGTTGCGTTAGTTTCGTCAACATCTGCCTTATCCACAAGGAACTCAATATCTCTGTCGTGCTCGCAAGTGAAAGGAACATCGGTCTGTGTATATTTGCCTTTGTTCCAACCGCCCTCTCTGCTGTGGTTCTTAAAGCCTGTTGTTGACATCTGTGTAAAGTGGAATGTTCTTGCACCCACCCATTTTACATTTGAAGTGATGAATGGTGAAGTAAGTGTGCCCTGCATAAGAATTTCGAGCAAATCCGGGCTGAACTGCTCTGCATAGTTATTTGTGTTTGCCATAGTTAAATTGTCCTTTCTTAAATATTAAATCTGTTCCATTTCTTTGTCGGAACGCTTGAATTTGGTTTAGTACCGTCTGATGTACCGTTACCGTCACCGCCGATTTTCTGAACACCGCCAGCGTTTTCGCTTGCTTTTGCTTTGAATGCAGGAATATCGTCAAGCACTTTCTTAACCGCCTCGGTAAGCTTTTCTGTGTTGATTTTGCCGTCTGTTATAACGGCCGAAAAGTCCGCCATTTTAAGCACATACGGCACGCTTGTTATGTTAACGCCCTGTTTTATAGCTTCGAAGGTTGCCGACTGATTGACTTCTGCCGTGAGCTTTGCGTTGTTTGCGGATTCAACTTCCGACTGCATTTTTGCAATGTCGGGTGTGTTCTTGGCTTTCTGTTCCTTAAAAGCTCCGATAGCCTGCTTCATTTCCTCTGCCGACAATCCCTGTTCTTTGAAATACGACTTTAAAACCGTGTCCTCTGTCACGCTCTGCTTGCCGTTAATAAGGCTTGCGAGCTTGTCATAGTCAAATGCAGGTGCAGGGTTGCCCTGCGGTGTCGGCTGTGGTTCGTTTGGGTTAGGTGTTGGGTTATTTTCTGCCATATTTTATCAATCCTTTCAGTTTTTCGGGTGTCTCCCGTAATTAGTTTATAGAGTGTCTCTCTGTTTCAGTTTTTCTCGGTGTCTCCCGTAGTTTAGCGTCTTCGGACAATAAAAAAGCACCTGTGCAGTCACTCACAAGTGCGTTTTAAGCTGTTTTTGTTGTCTTTCTTTTCGGCTTTTCCGTAGCGTTTGGTTCATTTTCCGTAGCGTTTGGCTTAACCTCCGCCGCAAAGCCGCCGTCAATGAGCTGCTTTGCTCTCCGCTCGGAGCACTCAAAAACTTCATTAATCGGTCTGTTAATAAACCCCTCGGTTTTATCGTTGAACGATGTAATTACTCTTACTTTCATTTTGTCACCGCCTTTCTAACCCGTCGAAATCGACGGGTTTAAATACAAAAAAGCACTCTGATTTCTCAAAGTGCTGATTTGATGTATTAAGTTTTATCTTGGCAAGTTATAGGCAAGTTAAAAACTCCGAAAACAAGCCGTTTTTACGAATTGTAACCCTTTACGGGCAAGTTAAAATAACAAAACCGCTCTTTTTAGTGTTTAATTACCCTGTTTTCAAACTTCTTGTACGCATCAAAGTACATTTCGTCTTTGTCACCGTTGTATGTACACTCATAATACATACCGTCACGGAGCGTTGTTGACAGAAGTGCTTTGCTGTTTTGCAGTGTTTTACAAGACCAAACAACGTATACGCAAAAGTCGACTTCGCCGTCTGATTTATCAAGATGTTCTGTTGTATAGTCTTTTACTGTCCTTTTTGCAAGTTTCAAAAATTCTTCATTAGTCATTTCACATTTCCTTTCGCATAAAAAAAGCACTCAATCCGATTGATTAAGTGCTAATCTCTGTATTAAATTCACGCATAACAAAACCGCCCACAAGGAGCGGTTAGATTAAGCAATTATCTACCAAAGCATCATGAAGAGCTTTTTCTCTGATTTCAAGAAATTCTTCATATGCTTTTTTTACATTAGAAGGAGCTTTCTCTTCATCTAACACATACCTTAAACCGTCAAGTTTTAAATAGGGCTTAATAATCTCAAATTTCAAATTTTCTTGTTCAGAAGGTATTAGTCTCATAAAATCACTCTCCTAACAGTGTCTTTACTCGGTATTCATCAAAAATTTCATCAAATTCAGGTTTTATTTCCATCATTTTTCTATAGGCATACTCGCTTATATCACTTATATTATAACCGCTGTTTATCAATTTTTCAACCTTTGGAGCATAAATTTTATTAAGATAATCGCAATATGCGTTATAATCGGTAATTCCACCGAATTTGCGCTTGTAGTTCTCGGCATCTTGCCAATGAATAAGCTCATGAAGTACCGAACTCAATTCACTGTCAGGACATGCAAATGATTTCTGCAATTCGGCTAAATTCTTAGTTGTAAAATAAGCTGAATTTACAGTTAAAACATTATCGGTCGGTATGTAAGTTGCAACTGCATTATTGCCCATTTCTTCGGGCGATAATATGCAAATAGCAGGTTTATTTTCAGATTTGCTCTGACCGAGCATTTCATAAATCTTTGTAACATTCTTATCAAACTTATGGAATTGCTTGCGTTTCAGTTTTACTTTATCGGATAAATAAATATCATTACTGCCCGTGGTCTTATGTGCTTTTACTGTAATTTTTTTACCGCTGTTTTTTCTGTTAAAGTCTTTTTCTTCACCGCCGTCAACTACAGGCTTATAATATTTCTGCTTACTGTCGTCGATAGTAAAATCTCTTGTTTTTTCCGACAGTTTTTCCGCCCTGCCGTGCCACTCGTCTGCTCTTGCTTTAGCAAACTTTTTGTTATCCTCGTCAAGGCTGTATTTTGCCCTGCGGTCAAAGCGTTCGGCTTGCTTTTCTGCGTGCTGTTGCTGTACTTCAAGTCCTCTTTGGCGGTCAAGCTCTGCAAGCTCGTCATCGGAGAGAGGTCCGCTCAAATCATCAAGTTCTGGGTAGTGGGTGCTTGTGCTGTCCTTACAGCGTGGGTGAAAAAGCCCCTCCGCTATGGCGGTTGAAAGCAGCGGATAATCACCGTCCGATTTTTTGCCGTTTGAATACACATCATCAATAAACACCTTGCCGATATATTTTGCACAATCAGGGCAACCGCCCTGCCTTGCCGCTTTGCCTGCGGTAGAAATTCAGCCGTATAAACCAACGGCGGGGTAAAATAAAAGCACCTATGCAATCAAATGCAAGGGTGCTTAACGCAGTAAATACGACCCTAACGGTGTTCCGCAGATTATACAGCCTTTTACAGCTCATTATTTAAGACATACTCACGCAACGAACTTATTTTATGCTGGTTACGATGTACTTTATGTGCAACATCAGCTTGGCCACAGCAAGCCCGAAACAACGATGAACATATATACACATTTTGTTCAACAAAAGAAAAAGACTAATGTATCAAAACTTGATAGTTACCTTGCACAAAATGTAAGCTAAAAGTTTGTGTAATTTTTTTCGCAAAAATGCTCCGAGAAGCTTGATTTTTTCTCGGAGCATAATTTTTTGAGCCACCTCTTGAGCCACCTGTTTGCAATTTTTTATACCTTTTTACATAGTTTTTAAGTGGATAATATAAAACAACAAACCGCACTAAAGAGCCTGAAAACGGCTTAATAGTGCGGTTTTTCTATGGTCGAGGTGACAGGACTTGAACCTGCGGCATCTTGGTCCCAAACCAAGCACTCTACCAAACTGAGCTACACCTCGAAATTATTTAATTTTTGTCGCCTCAACAAGTCAGCTTCATTATTATATAACATAAAATTTGATTTGTCAACAAATATTTTTAATTTTTTTGAAACTTTCGTGATTTTTATTTTTCTTTAATTGACATACGCTGTTATGGGGTATAAAATATGATTACACTGATTAAATATATTACTTTGAAGGGCGGTTTTATATGTCTGACAATACAAAACTAAAAATCTCAAACGGGTTGAACGAGGATAAATATTCTGTAAAAAGCAAGTTTGTCAACTTCTTTTTGCTTGCGATGTTTACGCTCTTTCCCCTATTTTACACGGATTACTACTATAATATAAGACACGACAAATATTACTTTTTTCTTGTTGTCACTGCGGTGCTTGTTTTGATGATTGGCGCTGTTGCAATCACTAATTCCGATTCGCAAAGCGGAACAAAAGACAAAGCCGAATCCGTGCCTTGGTGCAAAAAGTTATCGTTTACGGACTATGCATTTGGTGCATTCATTTTGGTATGCACCGTATCCACTGTTTTTTCTCAAGATCCTGCCGATGCTTTCTTGGGCCTTAGCGGAAGAAACAACGGTTTATTGTTGATGATTTTTTATGCGGTGGTTTATTTTTTAATTACCAGATTTTTTTGTTTTAAAAACTATGTCTTTGTTGCCCTTGCAGGTTGTTCAATTGCAATATATCTGCTTGATATTCTCAACTGTTTTTACATAGATCCGCTTGGAATGTTTGCAAGCCTTACAGATGAGCAGACAATCACAAACTTTACCTCCACAATTGGCAACAAAAACCTTATGTCAAGTTTTATCTGCATTGTTATGCCCGTAACCGTCGCTTTTTCGGTTATAAGCAAAAATCGTAATCACCGTATCGTTTATCATATTTCGTCCGCATTCGGTTATATGGCTCTTATGACAGCCGACAGCTACTCGGGTATACTTGGTCTTGGCACTGTTTTTGCCGTGCTTTTAATATGGTTTTCACGCAGCGTTGCAAGACTTAAAAGGTTTTTCCTCGCAACAACAATTATGCTGTTAAGCGGCAAAATTCTTCGTTTGTTTTCCTTTTTTATGGGTGACAAATCAAAAGGTATCTCGGAATTTCAAAGTCTGCTTGTTTACTCAAAAATCATATGGGCGGCAATTGCATTGTTCGCAATAATTACCGCAATTTTATTTTTTGCAGACAGCAAAACTCCCGACAAGACTTTGCCGCTTGCCGTTCCTATTATAATCGGCAGTATATTTGTTGCCTGCATTATTGCAATGCTTTTTGCCGTATATTATTTCAGCGTAATTGACACAAAAACAAATATCGGCTTTTTGAAAAGTTTTTTGAGATTTAATGACAGCTGGGGTACTCACCGTGGCTATATGTGGATAAGGTCTTTCTATATATTCGGAGATTTTTCTCTTTACAACAAACTTTTCGGATGCGGACCTGACACCTTTGCCACAGTGTTTGAACCGTATTTTGAGGGGCTTAAACATTACGGTGACAGCTCCACAAACTGTGCCCACAACGAATACATAAATTACCTTATTACTACGGGAATTTTCGGACTTGCTTCTTACCTTTCGATAATTTTCGGAACACTGAAAGGTGCGATTAAATCCGCAAGTAAAAATCCGATTGCAATTGCTTTTGCGGTATCTGTTATCAGCTATGCCGTACAGGCTGTGGTAAACCTTGCTCAACCTATTACAACACCGCTTTTTATTATTTTTATTGCACTTTGCGAGGCAGTTGCCCGTAAGCAAAAAACAACTGAATAAGCACAAACAAGACAGCCTATATACTAAGCTGTCTTGTTATTTTTTACGCAGCTTTTCTGCGTGATGTATGCCTTGTTGCCGCATTTCGTTTCTTATTTTTTGTTGAGATTGGGGCTTTTTGAACAATATTGACTTTACGGGATAACGCATAGCGTAGCTTATAATTACGAAAATGCAGACATTAACATATAAATCAGCGTCAGGCATTTGTACAACTCCTTAAGTTTATTTGGGGCTTTGTTATAATTAGCTTAAATGACAAAGTGAAGTTCCTAAACTTAATTTTTGGTAAATTCCACATTCAATAACTATCCTTTCAGGCAATGATAAACGACTCATATTTTCCTGCTTTCCGCAGACAGTAACCGTTTTCATTTTACCATACTCTTTTGTCAAGGTGAACCCGTGGTATTTCTCGTTTTTTTCTCAAAAATCCGAACTTCACTTTGGCAATTTAGGTTTGTTATAATTAAATTATACAGTACCGGCTGGGTAATAAACAGGACTTTGCTATGATGTTTGCCGATTTTTCAATAATATTTTTTCGGTGTATTTAACGATTATAAAAGTTTGTTCAACCTTGAGGCTTGACCTAAATTTTAAAATTTTTACAAAAACAAAAGCGCAATAACCGCAGTTACCGCACTTTTATTTTGAAAATATAAATTAGAAAGATTTTTAAACCAACATAACTTACTTTTATTAATCGTCAAAATTAGGAGTTTGAATTGCATCGTAGCCGGTTTCGCCTGTACGGATTTTTACCGCCTGCTTTAAGTAGTAAGTAAAGATTTTACCGTCACCCGGATTGCCTGTAAACGCAGTCTTTTTAATAGCTTCTATGGTTTTTGCTTCCCATTCTTCTGATGAAACAACTATTTCAAACTTGATTTTAGGCAATACCTGCACATCTACTTTTTGACCTCTTACATATTCGGACATACCTCTTTGAATACCGCAGCCTACAACCTGATAGGCTGTGATTCCGTTTACGCCTATATCCATTAACGCTTTTTTTACATCGAGGAACATTTCCTCTCTTACAACAGCCTCTATTTTAATAAGCTGAACTTCGTTATTGTTATCCATATATTAATCCTCCGTTAATTATCAAGACCGTTAAATGACGGGTAAGCAGCTTCACCGTGCTGTGTAATATCAAGTCCGAGCATTTCGTCACGCTTGCTTACTCTGATTTTACCTGTAATAATTCTTGTTAAGCCGTAACAGATAAGTGTACCTGCAACTGCAATTACAAGTGTAATTACAATACCTAAAGCCTGTGCGCCGAACTGAGCAAACTCACCGTAGATAAGTCCGTTGCCTGCGTCTGCGTTAATAGCTGTGCTTGAGAACACACCTGTAAGAAGTCCGCCCCAGATACCGCCTGTACCGTGACAGCTGAATGCGTCGAGTGCGTCGTCAAAGCCGAATTTCTTTTTACCGAATGAAATCATAAGGTAGCAAACAGGGCTTGTTGTAAGACCTATAATTACTGCCGCCCAAATCGGAACAAAACCTGCGCCCGGAGTAATGCCTACAAGACCTGCAACCATACCTGTGCTTGCACCGATAAGTGTAGGCTTTTTATTTTTAATTACATCGCAAAGCATCCAAGAAAGGATTGCGGCTGCCGCAGAAACGGCTGTTGTCATAAATGCGTGTGCAGAAAGTCCGTTTGCCTCAAGTGCAGAACCTGCATTAAAGCCGAACCAACCGAACATAAGAAGTGAAGCACCTAAAACTACTGTAGGAATATTGTGGATTCTGTAGTTAGCGTGTTCGTAATCGTGGCGTTTGCCGAGGATAATGCAAAGGACAAGAGCTGATACACCCGAACTGATGTGAACAACATCACCGCCGGCAAAATCAAGAGCACCGATACCGTCAAGACCGAGAAGTCCGCCGTCTGCCCATACCATATGAGCAAGAGGATAATAAACAATTAAAGACCAAAGAATGATAAATACAAAAAGTGATTTAAACTTCATTCTGCCTGCAACAGCACCTGTAATAAGAGCAGGAGTAATAATTGCAAACATCATCTGAAATCCACAGAATACCATATTAGGAATAGCCGCACCGTCTATGTAACCCTCGGTAAGAGATACACCCTCAAGTCCTATCCAACTAAGGTCGCCTATAATGCCGTTTGAGCTTGGTGCGAACGAAAGTGAGTAACCGAAAAGCACCCACATTACAATGCCTGTACCGATGATGAAAATTGAAGTCATCATTGTGTTTACTACATTCTTTTTGCGAACAAGTCCGCCGTAAAACATTGCAAGGCCGGGAGTCATAAGGAACACCAAAGCCGAGCAGATAAGCATAAAAGCTATATTTCCTGCATCCATTTTAAAACCTCCACATAAACCGACTGAATAAAAACAAGGTTCACCGTATCTTTGAAATTTGCAGGAAAATAAATTTAAATTGCAAATTTTTCAAAGATAAAGTGAACCTCTTTGTTCTTGATTATTCATTTTCAAATTAAAATAAAATAAGAAGTTTTCCGGAAACTTTACTTTACAACTTGAATTATAGCGTTATTTTTACCCTTTGTCAATAGATTTTTGCAAAAAAATCAGCTGAAATTTAAAATTTTCTTATCATAGCCAAATTCAAGCACAAAGTATATGAATATTCAATTTTGCAAGAAAATTTATAAAACTTTCATAATACCCATAAAAATCAGGATAACGCTTATACAAAAATTGATAAATTCACAGAGTCTAACTTTTGGAGGTTGGCTCATTTTCAAGCCCACTCGGAACATTGCATTTTTATAGACTGCTTTATATTAAAATTCCGTTGCAATGGTCTATTTCGTGCTGAATTATCTGTGCCGTAAAATTTGTGAAAGTGCGTGTAACCGTTTTGAATTTATCGTTGGCATATTTTACGGTTACAGTTTTATAACGCTTTGTTTTGCGCTCCCCGTCAAGCGACAGACAGCCCTCTTCGGTTTCGTATTCACCGTAAGCCTTAACGATTTCAGGATTAAACATAAGAATATACTTTCCGTTATCGCTTATTGCAATAATTCTTTTTGAAACGCCAATCATATTTGCGGCCATACCTACACAGCCCTCAAAATTTGCTTTTAAAGTATCAAGCAAATCAACGGCTATCGGCATATCCGACATATTTGCTTCAACCGATTTTCTCTGTAAAAACATCGGATCTCTTACAACTTCTCGTACCATATTTATCCCTCGCTTAGTTTTTTTTCTGATTATAGCATATCGGGGATAATTTAACAACATAAAAAGAGTCAAATATAAAAACATCTCAATACACAATAAAGACGCACTCCGAAATCGAGTGCATCTTTAGCAATTCTAAAACACTTATTCAAACTTTTTTATTAAACCGTAATCTTTAAAATCATAATTTTACAAATGCAATTCCACACGCATTTGTGCCTATGTGACTGCCTATAACCGCACCGACTTTTACAGTTTCAACGCTATGCACATTCGGCAGCAGCCTTTTTATGTCGCTTGTCAAATCATTTGCAAGGCTTTCGTTGTCGGAGTACATTACATATACAGGGAAAAGAGGATTAAGCTCTTCCCTTTCAAGCCTTTCGGCAAGGCTTTTTATGCCACGCTTAATGTTAAAACTTTTTGCAAGCAACTCAACATTGCCGCCGCTGAGTCTTATTACAGGCTTTATACGGGCAACAGTCGCAAGCATTGCTTTTGTCTGACTTACTCTGCCGCCGTTATGCAGATATTCAAGGGTATCGAGGCAGGCAAGCAACGATATTTTTGTTTTTATGCGCTCGATTTCTTCATAAATTTCTTTTGAGTTTTTCCCTTGTCTGCGCAGTTTTACCGCATATTCAACAAGCAGTTTTTGACCTGCCGAAGCGGTCAGTGAATCAATAACATACACATTTTTGCAGCCGATCATATCGCAGGCAATTTGTGCGGTATTTGCCGTTCCGCTGATTTTTGACGACATAAAAATTGCCACACCTCCGTCTTTGCTATGCTCGGCAACCTCAAATTCTTCTACTATATCATGCAGTGACGGTTGCGAAGTTTTGACGGTTTCCGTTGTGTTTTTTAGTTTATCGAAAAACTCATCTTTTGAAATAGTAACATTATCC